CGGTCGGATCATGAAGGGGCTCGGCGTCGTGTGGCCCACCGTGAAGCTCTCGATCGTCAACGCCGTCGAGGTCAACTTCACTGCCGGCTACGGGACGGCTGAGAGCGCGATCCCCGGCCCGCTGCGCCTGGCGATCCTGTTCCTCACCGCCCACTGGTACGACCAGCGGGCGCCCGTGAACGTCGGCAACATCGTCAACGAAATCCCCCAGACCCTGCAGTACGTCCTGGACGCCTACCGGATTCCCACTGTATGAGGGCGGGGAAGCTCGATCGCGAGATAGTCATCCAGCGGCAGGCGGGCACCACCCAGAGCGCGAGCGGAAAGCCCGTCGAGTCATGGGTCACCTTCGCATCCGTCTGGGCCAGCGTCGTGCCGCTCTCTGCGACCGAGCGGTTCCGCTCCGACGCGAAGCACTCGGTGCGCGTAAGCAGCTTTTCCATCCGCTGGCTCGACGGCGTTCTGCCGACCATGCGGATCGTCTACGAGGGGCTCAACTGGCGCATCCTCGGCATCGCCGAGCTCGGCCGGCGCGACGGGCTCGAAATCACCGCGGAGGCGGTCTACTGAATGGCCGCGGTGAAGCTCGAGGGCATGGACGAACTCCGCACCGCGCTCCGCGAGTTGCCCGCGCGGCTGCAGAAGAACGCGCTGCGAAACGCCATCCAGGCGGCCGCGCGGCTCATGGCCGAGGAGGTGAGGGCCGCGGCGCCCGTCGCCGGGTTCAAGTCCCCGAACGCGGAGTTCCCACCGGGGGCGCTGCGGAAGAGCGTCAGGGCGCGCAGGCGCCGCGGGACGCCCACGCAGGTCCACTCGACGGTTGATATGCTCTGGTACGGCCGGCTCATCGAGAAGGGCTGGCTCCTCACCGGGCACGAGCCCAACAAGGTCAGAATCCGCCACATCCCCGGCCGGCCCTTCGTGCTCCCCGCCTTCGAGCGGAACAAGCAGCGCGCCGTCGATCTCGTGGCCGAGGCGATTCGCGCCGAGATCAAGAACCAGCCCCTGAAGGCCCGCGCGCGCCTCGTGAGGCAGGTCGGCAAGGCTCTCTCCGGGGCGCTGGATGACGGGGGCGCATGATCTACGAGGCGCTCTTCTCCCTCCTGACGGCGAACTCCGATGTCGCGGCGCTCGTCGGCACGCGGGTCTACCCCGTGAAGATGCCCGACGACCCTCAGCTGCCGGCCATCAGCTTGCAGGTCGCGGACGGGGACCGCGGGGATTCGCTCGAGGGGTCCGACGGCCTCGCGAGCGAGCTCGTCCAGATCGACTGCTGGAGTCGGGACATGGACCAGGTGAAGGACCTGGCGAAGAAGGCGCGGGCCGCGCTGCGCGGCTACCGCGGCACGGTCGCGGGGCTCACCATCGGCGGCATTCTCGGCTGGCGGGAGACTGATCTTTTCGACGAGGACGCCGAAATTTTCCACGTTTCGTGCCTGTGCCGGGTGTGGCACTCTGACGCTTGAAGCAGGTCTACTTTACGAGGGGGTGGAAGATCGCTGAATGGCTTCAATCGGATATGGATGCTTACTGAAGCGCGGTGACGGCGGCATAGGTGCTGGCACCAAAGCCTCCGTCGAATGGGGATCGACCAACCAGAAAATCCGCATCAAGTGGAAGACCGCTGGAACGGCTGGAAACGGCAAGAACATCACCGTCGTCGTGTCGGGTTCGAGCTTCGTCAACACGGCGATCGACAGCACCCAGGTTTCGATTACGGCGCCGACGACCGCGACCGTGGCGCAGGTAATCGCATACCTGTACTCGATTCCCGAATTCGACCTGTACTGGGACGCGGACTACGGCGCGACGCCGGGCGACGGCTCGGGAACCATCACCGCGAGAACCGTAACGGCGACGGCGGGCGGCACCGAAGGCGCCGAGGTCTTCACCACGGTCGCGAAGGTCAAGGGCTTCACCGGGCCGACGCTAGAGTCTCAGCTCGCGGACGCCACCACGCTCGACTCGGTCAGTGGTGTCATGGAGTTTCTGCCGACGCTCATCAACCCCGGGCAACTCAGCTTCCGCTGTCTCATGGAGCCGACCAACACGCAGCAGCAGGGGATGCGCAGCGACCTGATCAACCGGGTGATCCGCAACTTTCGCATCACGCTCAGCAACGCCGCGGCCTCCGTGATCCCGGTTTCGGCGATCGTCACGCGCTTCGGCATCTCCGCCGAGCTCACCGACGCGCTCCTGATCGACTGCAGCCTACAGATCACCTCGACCTGGAACTGGTCATAGCGCTCTGGGCGTAGCGGGGAGTCATGCAGAACGCGGAGAAAATGGTCCCTCACGTGACGCTCAAGCTGGCCGGCGAGGAGCGCAAGCTCGTCTGCAGCCTCGGCACGTTCTTTCGTTTTCAGGACGCGACCGGGAAGGACGGCATGAGCCTCGATTTCTGGAAGACCGCGAGCGACCGGGACTTTTGCACGCTCATCTGGTGCGCGGCCGGGGGAGAAGAGTCGGGCCTCACGCAGATGCAGGTGGCGGACAGCTTCCACCGGGAGGATGGGGCGGTCCTTTTGGAGTTTCTCAAGAAGCTCTTCACCCGCGGTGAGCTGACCGCCGCCCAAAAAAAAGAGCACTCCCCCGCAAGCGAAAGCGAGACGGGGGAGGGGCCGAAGGAGACGAGTCAGGCGGCTTAGACTGGCTAACGCTGTGGGCAATCGGTGTGTATGATCTCGGCCTCACCACGGAGCAATTCTGGGCCCTCACGCCCGCCCAATTCGCCGCGCTGAGCGAGCGCCACGACGCGAGGATCCTGCACGAAGAGCGCTGCCACGCGCTCGCGCCGTGGGTCATCAGCAACATGTTCCGCGGCCAGGACCAGCCCGCGGTCCCGATCGAGACGTTCATCCCGCACGCGCCGCGCCCCGAGCTCGAGGAGCTTAGCCCCGAGGAGGAGGAGCGAAGGGGCGAAGAGCTCTTCCGCCGCCTGATGGCGGCCTACCCGCCGTCCGCCCCGATCAGGATGCCCGATGACTAGCCCGATCGCCTCCCTCTTCATCGACATCCGCGCGGGGATCGAGAAGCTCCAGCAGGACATGAACTCCGCCGTCGGCGTGGTGCAGGGGGCGTCCAAGAAGATCGAGGGCCTGGTCGGGGGCGTGCAGAAGATCTTCCAGGCGGGGTTCGCCCTGGCCGGCGTCGCGGCGGTGCGCCAGCTCGGCCAAGCCGTGGTCGGCCTCGAGCAGCAGCTCGTCGGGCTCGCCCGCCAGGGCAATCAGGTGGCCGGAGTCGCCCGCGCCTTCGACATGCTCGGCGGGAGCGTCGAGCAGATCACCGCCGCGCAGAAGGCGCTCCGGGGGCTGGTCGATGACACGGACCTCATGGCGGTGGCGAACGACGCCCTCCTGCGCGACATCCCCGGCATCAACCAGGCCTTCGCGCAGCTGGCCGAGCTCGGCGGCAAGGTCGGGATCGCGACCGGCAAGACCGCGAAGGAGGGCATCGAGGGGCTGTTCAACGCCCTCGAGTCGGGGAAGCCCAGGCAGCTCGCCGCCTACGGCCTCATCGTCGATACGACCCGGGCCTACGCCGACTACGTCAAGGGTACGGACCTCGCGGCCGACAAGCTCAGCGACCTCCAGAAGCGCGAGGCGGTGCTGCTGCAGGTCCTGTCGCAGCGCGAGGCGGCGCTCAAGCGCCTCGGCCCCGTGCAGGATACCGTCACCGCCGCCCACACCCGGGCGGTGATCGCGTTCGGCGATCTCGAAGAGGCGATCGGGAAGGTCATCGATAAGAACCCGTCGCTGCTGAAGGGCTTCGACGAGGTGGCGAAGCTCTTCGAGGACCCGGAGTTTCTCGCCAGCCTCAAGGAATTCGCGAACGATTTAGCCACGATCACCGCGCAGGTGATAAGCCTTGGCGCCGCGATCGGGCGAAACTTGCCTTCCTACGAGACGCTCAAGAGCGTGCTGTTGGCCGCGGCAAATCCGTCCGGGTTCGTCGCCTCGAAGATCGTGGGCTCGTTCAATGCGCCCGGTGCGATTCCGTGGAACGGAACCGGGAACGCGCCGAACCTGGGCCTTATTCGCGACCCGCTGGCCGGGCTCGACCTGCCGCTCCCGGGTACGGGCGCTGCGATCGCGGCGAGCCACCGCGGGAAAAAGAGCGAGGAGCAGCTCGCCGCCGAAAGGAGGGAGGCCGAGAAACTCCGCGAGCAGCTCACGCGGATCGGCGAGGAGTGGGAGCGGCTGACCGACTCGGCCGAGCAGGGGGGGCTC